CTAAATGCTCCTATAAACGCACTATCTGGTGTTGCGTTAAATCTTGTCTCACAGCTAATTTCTTCTTTAGCTACTGTTGACGCTCCGATAGTTGTAGACAGATCAATCTCCCAAGGTCTATTTTCTAAGAAAGGTTTTTTTGGAAATAATTTAACACCGCCGTAGCCATATTCTAAATCATTAACAGGGTTTCGACTATTCCATACTATTACGCAATCAGTTTCTTTATTACCCCAATGCAATATTTCTGGATTTGGTTTATAGTTAAATTTAAATCCAGGTTCAATATAAGCATCTGCATCAACTACATAAAAATGATCTGTTTCTGATTGTATTGCACATTGTTTATGTACTTCATATATTCCAACTACATCTCGTATTTCTTTAATCATTGGAACAAAGTTACTTAAACGCTGATAATTATCCTCAGCGTTTTCTTCTCCTTGCGAGATAAAAAATACATCTAACATTATATTACCCTATAATTAATTGATCAACGTCTGTTTCCTTAACTAAAGGAGCCAGCCTAATAGGATTAAAATAACTTGCTTTATAGAATCTACTTCCTTGTTCGTCTAAGTTTGCAATTTCTAAACCCATATCTTGTTTTAATATTCTTCCTAGTTTTACTACTTCGTTTAATAACTTAGTATTACTCCAGCTATAGTCACTTACTGGACAACGTTCGTCTGTTCCTTCAAATTTAGGAGCTATAGTTTGGTGCCAATATTTGTTATGCCATTCAAAGTCTCGAACTAATGTAAAATCAAATTCATCTTTTCTCATGTTTGTCATATAACAACCAAGTCGGGCGCCGTACATTGCCCATAATCCGTTTTTAACATCAGCTCCAACACTCATCCAAATTAACAAACGTCTGTGATTTTTATAATTGTTACGTTCTGCTACTTGTCTCCAGTCCATTGGTTGACCGTCATGTAATGCTAACTTAACACCTTCTCTAAATCCGGCTCTATATGCTTGATAAGGAGTTTCATTATTATAAACGTCACTGTAAATATTATTTAGTTGGTGATAATGTATATCCCAGCAAAAATCAACCGCTCCTGGACCGTTATCGGCTTCTTCGTGTGTTCTCATTTGCTCAACTACGTTAACTGGCCAAAGTTTAATTCCTCCATTACCGTATACTAATCCATTAATAATGTTTTTTCCTGACCAACTAAGAACATCACTTTTATCAAACTTTTCTATGTTTAATTCAAGTTCAAAGAAATCTGGCCTGACTTTATTGTCTGCATCAATACCAATAAATCTTTCTGTTTCTGAAAGTTTAGCGGCGGCCTTATGGCAAGCATCAGATCCAAATACTCCGTGACTTCGTTTTGCCCAAGGACACATTGATTGTAAATGAGCCCAATTTTCATCTGCATTAGGTTCATCATAACTGATAAAGATTACATCATAATCACTTATTGGTACACTCATACTGCTACTCCGATGTCTAAGTTGTTTGCTTTATATAACAGATTTGGTACCGTGTTGTCCTGCCATTCAGGCAGTACTTCAAACGGTGCATTTTGTCTAAGCATTAGTGCAGGTAACTGTACCCATGCTACAAAGTTATCAGGATCATTACCTTTTATGATTGCACCTGTTATATCGCCTTCTAATTGATCTATAGCACAACCAGATGTATAATGACTTTGTGCCCATAGTTTATTTCCTTTTGCATATAGTGTAATATGCACTCCGGGACCAGGATGGGATAATACTGTTTGTAAATCGATTGTACCATTAAAAGCATAATACTCTTCTGTTTTTAAAAATAATATACCTTTTGCTACCCTCGGTAAATTTAAACGTATATCTAATCCGTGCCATAATATACGTTGTGCTATATCATGTTCTATTATGTTCCATAAGGAAAATTCTGCGTAACCTTGTTCTACTAAAGCGTTTAATTGAATATCTACGTTACCTAAGAATAAATGTGGATCAGTAGCATCTGTTATATAAAGTGTTAAAGGTTTTGTTAACTTTTGTTCTGCAACACTAGTTGCCCAGCGTCTAGATGGTTCGAGTCTAACTACTCCTGTTTTAGTAAACAATATAAATCTTAACTCTGGAGTATTAGTAGTTTCGTGCATAGTAACACTTAACCATTGCCATTCTTGATTAGTTGATAGTTTATATTTGTTTAAGGTTCTCTTATCTATTAAATCTAATGCTCCAATTTTATCATTCATTGCTACAATATAATTACTTTGAGAATCTTTCCCATTTAATAATTTTTCAATTTTCTTAAAAGTAACATTAATAGCCATTGGATTGTCAGTTTGCTGACCTGCTGAAAGTTTTTGAATATCCCCATTGTCATTATATTCAATTGCCCAGAAATCGTGTTTAATTTTATTACGTTTTCTTAATTCAAATTTTATATCAGCCATTGTGTACATACTCTAATGTTTTTAAAGAGTTGTCTAACCATACCGGAAATAATTGTACATGATTTTCTAATTTAAAATTATTATTTGATGGATAATAAGAGATCCAATCATGCCATGTATTAGTAGCATACATTATAGGCATAAGTTCCAAATCTCTAATACTCATATCAACTAATGGAAAATTATGATTTATTTCCCAACCTGGCATTATTGATACCATTGCACTTAACCAATGTTGTAACCCTGCTACTTCTGGCAAGTATGCTTGCCATAATTCTTCTTCTTTGAATGTTGTTATTAGCATTAACGATTCAACTGCACTCATCGAATCTCCAATTAGCATTATATAAGGGCATCCTAATTGATTATTTAATTCTTGTACTTTTCTTTTTAGGAATTGTTTTTTGCCAATTTCTTGCAATCTGTGATCTACAACTTTACCAGGTACTATATTTATTTTTTGTTCTTTTGCTAATTCTACTAATTTTAAACACATTGTACGAGGAGCAAGTCCTGCCTGACATAGTATATCTCCATCCTCTAACGGAAGTTTAGATAATTGTAATAATTGTTTAACTGGATCTGTTGATGAAAATAAGATATGCTGTACAGTAGCACTCTTAGAAAATGTGTTAATGTCCTCTTTAGTAACATTATATAACTCTTCTGAATTTCCAAACACAAAAAATGTCATGTTAAATAGCTCATAATTTGTTTATAATTACGCAAGATACTTAATTTATTCATTAAGTGTATATCTTCACCTTGTATTCTTACAGCAATATTTTTATATTCTTCTGGTAAGTTACTAAGCATAAGCCAGTCATTAGGACCTTTTACTTCTATAATATCATCACGTTGATCTTGATAACGCATGTGCAAAGGTATGCGTCCTACAAATCCTCCGTCTTGCCAACCGTCACATAAATGTACTGCAATAGAAGCCGCATAATCTGTGCGATATAAACTACCTGGAAACTTGTACAGGAAACGATAATATTCCCAATTATCTTTTACATGGGACCATACATTAAAAAAATTATGAGCTTCTTCTGATTTTTTCCAATACACTACTGTTGACCACCACATGCGTATTCCTGCATAATGTAACCATCTTTCTGTAGTGTAAGGTTCTTCGCAACGTAAGTTCATAGCATCTCGATGCATAGCAACTTCGCTTGGGCCGCCGAATAGCATTTCTAGATTATTATTTCCAACAAGATAGTCTGTGTCAATCAATATAGTTTCATCAAACGGAGTTATATTGTAAATATCATGTTTATTAGTATTTGTAAATTGAGCATTAAAACTATGATATGCTCCATCATGGTGTATCCTAATATTAGTTTCATATTCAGGATCGGTCATAATAATCTCGTCCCAAACTTTATTCATTTGCTTTTTAGATGTATGTTGTTTACATTTTATTAAACTACGTTCATTTGTAACAAGTACAACTGGAATATCCGGCATGTACTTTTTAAGAGCAGAACTTGCAATTAAAGCCAGCTTTGTATAATCGAGTTGCTCATTATTATAAGCAAACATCATAAAGCCCTTGGTCATACGGCTCCAACTATTGTTTTTGTTGCCCTTGCTTTCTTAAGTTTTTGTTGCTCGGACCATTTTAGTTCTTGAGCTTTAGTATATGTTTCAATTAATTTAATTATAAAGTCATCAGGGGCTTCAATAAGACTTGAATTACCTAATGTATCGTCAACATATAATAGAAATGGAGTTTTTTTAGTATAAGAAATATGTGCAGACACATAACCTATTAATGCTTGTGTTGCTTTAAAAATTGCATTATTATAGTTTAATAATGATACAGCATCTACTCGAGCATTTATGTTAAGTCGTTGTGTTTGTAGGGTAAGTCTATAATTTGCAAATGCTAGTGCATCTGTTAAACGTTTGTCCATTGAATTACTTCCTAGTTATATACGCAGTTATTTATAGGAAGATTTTAAGTCTGTTAAGCCGTTAACTTGAAATTTCGTGCCAATCTTGATATAACGAAGCTACAGGAGTTGGGATTGTTAGTGTTACATCATTCTCTGTAACAGCAACAGGATAAACCATACTAGTAGTTAATGTTAAATCACCTTGTGACACTAATGCAGTACTTGAACTATCAAGTACTATTCTTAATCTTAGATATTGGTTGTTAGTTGGATAAACTTTTCCGTATATTTTAGCCCTAATACTCGAGTATCCGCCATAGCCACCATAGCCACCATAGCCACCATAGCCGCCATAGCCACCACCATAGCCACCATAGCCACCATATCCGCCATAGCCACCATATCCGCCACCGCCTCCAGCTGGGCTAGTGTAGAGTAATTTTTCTGTTGAATTAATTTCACTAAATCCAATAGATTGACTAACTCCTCTGTCATTAAGACTTATTGTAGATTCAACATTAAACTTAATAGTACCCATATCTGTAAACAATGCATTCCATGTAGTATAACCAGTTCCGGAACCATTTGTATATGCTAATTGTAAACGTAAATCCCCGCCTGCATTAAAGAAATGTCTTGCATTTTCATAATACTCATTTTGTCCAAATAGGTAATCTATTTCAATTTCATTTTTGTTAGTCCATTGTACATTTGAAGTAAAAGTGTTTAATGTTGTTAATTGAGTTAGTGCAGAATCTACTTCATTGCGTTTACTCCTGGCCCTGTCCAATAAATTATGTGCAGTATTAAAAAATTCTGCTGTGATCTTATCACCTCGACTAGTAACAACTAAATCAACATCACTGGCGTCGGTCCTATATGTACTAATATTAATTCTATTAACTAATTCATTTGTGTCAGTAGCAGTAACTTTGTCACCTCTAACTACTGCTGGAACAGCATCTCCACCCCAGCCCCATCGAATACTATCTTGAACTGCGGTGTCATCTGTTTCAGATGGTCCTTCATCAGCATGCGTGTCTGCAAATAACTCGTTAGCTTCGCCCGAAAGTTCATTAAAATAATCTTTTGTTACTTTATTGCCTTTTGCGTTTCTTGGATGGCCAGCCATATTAACGGACTCCTACAGTTGCCTCAATTTTACCAATACCGTCACCATTGTAATCTTGTAAACTGCGACCAATAATACTAAAAAGAGGATCTTCCTTGGTTGCTTTTCTTGCAACTCCTGGTGTTTCACTTGCTACAAGTCTGTCACCTTTTGCAATAGGTCCTGTTACTTTTGTTGGAATACGTCCTGCTACTGCGATTGGCATTGCGTGTTTCTCTCTTTGCATTCTAGCATTTAACAAATAAGCTGGTCTAGTTGATACTACACCAAATATACTTGGATCACCATCGAACATAGTACTAGTTACTTCATTTGCCCCGCCTAATGCAACCAATGTGCCTGGCTCGTAAGTAGCATCTCCTACATAAATTTCTGCAACGTCAGCAAATTCTGCTTCAACTGCAACTCCGCGGATTTTAAAATCACTGCTAGAATTTAAGTTTAAACCTTTGCCAATGTAACCTGTTTGATTATAATCTCCAGTGCCTAAATCTGCATCTGCACCATTTGCATCTGCACCGCAAAATGATTGTAAATTTTCTGTTGCGTGTGGAGTATATTCTGCATCACTGCTCAATATAGCAACAAGTACACCGTTCACTTTAAGTTTAATTGCAGGATGTGTATATAAGTTTGGAGTTGCTGATGAGTAGTTTATATCTTTAATTTTTTCGTGTACAACTATTCCTGTCTCTAATCCTGGAACTCCGAATAAGTTATTAAGTTGTATAAATGCAGAACCGTCCCACATAAACACACCTTGATTTGCAGTATCAAACCACATATCACCTTTTGCTCGTTTAACTAACGAAGGTTCTGCCCCTACAAATAAATGACCAATTGGCTTCCAAACACCACCACCTTGATATACATTAATTTGTTTTGGTTCACCTAGTACGTCAGTGTTTTTATACCAAATTTGTCCAACAATTGGATTGGTTGGTTCATCATTACTATTAAAATTCTCTAATAGTTTAATAAAATTTTCAGCAATTAATTCGCCGTAACCGAGATAGTTTTTTCCTAAAAGGTTCAAACCGTACGTTGTATCGATTTCCCCCTCTTGAATATTTAGGAGAATTGTTCCATCCGTTTTGTTTACTTCATATGCCATAGTTTATAATTCCTTACCTATTATTTAGTGTAATTACGCTCTTATTCTGAGCGTATAAATTATCTGAATCCGTTGTTCTGCGGTTTTCGTAACCGGATGGAACCTATAATGCGTTAATAATCTTCCGCTATTACGTCCAGAAAATCCTTTGCTTTTTAAGCTAATTTCATCAAAAATCATTACGCCGTTACTTGCTTGTCCAGCATCATATGATGCATCTGTAAGATTTGTTACAAATCCTCCAGTTGCTTCAGCTCCATCAGGATCCGCATAATCAAGAGTTGCTGTAATGATTAGATCAGTAAATTGTGACCCTTTGATATGTGATGTTTCAACTTTATTACCAGCTGGTAACGAATTACTAAAATCTAAAGCATCAACTAATCTGTAATATAATGGATGATATAATTTTGCACTTTCACCTAATATATTTGCTGGCTTGTATGTAATAATGCTTGAATTAATAGTAGAAGCTCCGTCACCAAAGTGCATTTCACTGACAATGCTATTTCCACTACCCATTACTTCTGCAATAGTTTGACTCATATTCTCTTTATGAATAGCGTTTTTTCCTTGACGTATTACTTGGTTTGTATCAAGATCTACAATCTGTACAAAGCCTTCTACGCCTACGTTAATGTCTTGTATATGTGTCATTCTAATATTTAGCCTTTTTGTTATAACCCGTTTTATCCTAGTAACTAACTGTTTCCCCGTCTGGATCAATTTCTATTAATGCAATTGGTTCATTTGGATTTACAAAATCCATACCAAAACCATCTTCTGTTGTAATTGTATTTCCATCCTCGTCTGTTAGCGTTTGTAAATCTGTCAAGTATCTCATAGTTACTGACTCGTCTATTGCAACATCAACTGTGTTTATATTAGATAGTTGATTATTAAAGTTAATAACTTTACTATGGAAAGGTTTTACTTCATTAATATATTTTTGTACTTGTTGTACAAGTTTATCATAAAATACTGAAACGGTATTTAAATCATCACTTGCTGTTTTTGATACATCTAAGTAAGTTGTTTTAATTGCCCAGTTTGCTTGAGGTATTTGTCTTAGTGCCTCTTTAACCATATCAAAGTATAGCAAGTTAAAAAATCCAACGTCTTCACTAGTAAATAGATCTTCTCTAAGTGCGGTTATTAAACTTTCTAATATTTCACTGCCATCTTCGTCCCAGGCATACTTATCCCATCTAGCAGTATCCCATGCATCACCTAATGAACCATCCCACACTGTATCTAAGAATTGTATTGTTCCGTTACGTTGGAACGCTAATTCAATGTCTAATCCAGTTTTATTAAACGAACGTTCTAGTTCTCCATTGCTATCTAGTAATCCAAATATTGTAATATCATCAGTTAATGATGTTATCTCAGCTAAGTCGTTAACAAATACTTGTTCAGACCCTGCAACATATGTAGATGCTAGATAATCTACATATTCCCAATAAGGAGTTAAATCTTTAATATATGGTCCAAATATTGGTTGGTATGTAATTAGATGTTTGTCATATTCTGTTTTATTAATAGCGTTTACTTGTAACAAATATTTGTTTGCAGAGTATACAAAGTTACGTCTTGATTCTCTGATATCGCTATACCATGTTTGTGGTTGTGGAATATAAGCATTTCCGTATCTGCGTAATGGATGTAGCTTAACATCAGGCACTCGTCTTCTGGCAGGAATTACTGCTAGGTATTCTCCATTTAGTCCGCCATTTTGTTGCAATGCCGTTGCACTACTAATAATAATAGTTTGATCTGTTACTAGATCATCTATGAAAGAATTACTTGAAGTATATCCAGTTTCTTTTGTTACTAGTACAGGCCTATGCATTTTTTGTTTAAGTTCAAATAAGCCATCAGTTGATGTTGCTAATATATTTCCATTAACATCAACTAAATCTCCATTTCCGTCTATTGTATAATTAGGTCTAAGTATTGATTCAACTTCTTCTCTGATATCATTTAAGAAATTAATAATAGGAATATCTCTGCTATTATACTGGCTTGTAATAGCCAAGGAAGAATAATCAAAGTTTATAATATAATCACCTTCAGCATAAACTGTATTAGGTGCCCAGGTTTTTAACGCATGTGTTTTTCTATAGTTGTCTCTTCCAGCTATACCTGTTTTAAGTCTACGAAATAAGTATTCAGGAATAACACTTCCCGATTTACCTTCACTTACTAATATGCTATTAACATGTTGTTGTAAACTATCTTCTCTTTCAACAATTCTTAAAATTACACTGCCTCTAGTTGATAAGAAACTATCAATGTTAGACACTACTAATGCATTATTTGCAATAGGACTTGCCCACGAAACTCCTGCTACGTCAGGATTGTCTAATATTGTCTGGATTGATTTTGCAGAATGTGTTCTAGTTTCTGTTGAAGGAATATCAGTTACATTCTTTTCCCAGAAGTAATACGTTGTTATTAATGCTCCGTTTTCATTATACTCATCAGTTTCTGTAAATCTAATTACACCATCACCATCTGAGAAGTCTAATCTAGCATTTGGATTGCTATCTATTGTAGGTTCTTCAATTGATGACACCCATTCAAACACTTCTACTTCGCTATCACTAAATTGCTCGCCCCAATAATTTGCTCTATACTCTACATCGTCTCTCTGTTCGTATTCAGCATAACGCAGTTTATTAGTATCCCACCATAGTTTTCCAATTTTTGAACTTTCCCAGAAAGTTGTAGCATCTAGTTCAAGAGTACCAAATTCGTTAATATTATATACTGCTGGATCTGCACCTTGCCTGTAATCAATGTATTGTGCTACTTCATCAATAGTAAATCCTTTATAAGGATCAAATAATTCAATGTTTGTAAGTTGGTGTCCAGTAGTTCCGTCAAGTAATGTCATGCTATCAATCTTACTAGTGTCAACCATGTCTCCTTGTAATGTAGTGGCTTCTTCATTAAGGATCCAGCCAGCTCCATCAAATTCGTATACAGTATATTCACCTTGTGCAGTACTATCTGGTTCTAAATAAAACTTAGTACCAATAGCAATGCTATTAAAGTTTACTGGTAAGTCTTGTTGAGTTTTACCTTTAGTAGTTAACATAGTAATAGCAACTAGGTTGTTAAGTTGAGTTGACACCTTAACCGGAATTAGTATATTATATGAATCAATTACCTTTGTAACTTTATGGAAAGTTCTAATAGGTTCTTCGGTAGTTCCGAGTATTAACACTATATCATCAACTGATAATTGATGTGCATTAGGAAACGTAACTTTACTTTCTTCTAACGCTGGATCAATATTTGCACAAATTTCAGTAATTGCAACCGGAGTATTACCTTTAATAATATTCCAACTAACTTCAGTTTCGCCTGTCTCGCTTACTGTAAAGTCTGTAAAGTTATAATCACTTAGCCAAACGGAAGGAGGATTTGATATTGCATCTTCAGTAACAGTAGTCCATTGTGTTGGATCAAATGCAGTGTTAACTCCACCTGGTACATTTTCTATTGCTTGATATAGTAATCCATTATTCCATACTCTGTTACCTTCAATGTATAATCCAAACTTACTAAAAGATTGTATTTCTGCTAAACGAGTAAATTTTTCGCTATCTAATGTAGTTATGTTTATACCGTTTAATTCATTAAGGCTTCTGCATTGGTAATCATTCTCAAGTAAATTTCCAACTCCAGCACTTGGCAACCATTTATTCTTTGCTACATACTTTGCTGATAAACGTGATCGAGGTATTGTTTTAAAATTAATATCGTTTTCTCTTGTTACCCATCTATTATCTGTTTTAAGAATATCAATAATATTATCACTTCTTAAATCAACATCAAAGCGTCCTTCTTTAAAACGTATAATTTGCCTTGAACTAGTCATATCATCTGATCTAATTTCAATTTCCCAAACTTTTCTATTTCCTAGTTTGCCAAATTCTCCGTCTGTAAACATCCATTGTTCGTTAATTTCTAGATTTTGAATACTGCCAGGAATGTCAATAGCTGAATTTCTAAATAATGCATTTATTGCTAAGTTAGTACCTGATGCACTTGCTAATCCTTGTTTAAATGCAAAATCTACTGAGTCGTCGCTAATAAATTCGTTAATAATTGAACCTGTATTGCCTGGTATAATATCACTATTGCTAATATTATTTAGGAATGGATTAAACTGGCTTTTCTCTGGATTTCTTGCTTGTAGAACATCATCAGTTAAACTTTCAAATCCTGGAAGCATTCCTTCTTTTGTTACGATTACTCCTTGTGCAAACGGCCGGCCGTCCCACCCTCTAGTTCTTCTAGCAATCATCTTAAGAGAAGGTATTCTATTTTGGAATTGGTTATTATTAATTACATCTCCGAATCTAGTAGAGTTATTAAAGAAGAATATATGATCATAATTTCTTAGTGAGAAGTCAATAAATGTAACTTGTTTGTCTGCTGTGACCTCAACTAAATCTGTGTGTTTTTCATAATTCCTAGAAATTAATAAATCATTAGGTTGAGCTTCTGCTCCGTCTGCAAAAAATATTTTACCTCGCTCTGTTAAATTACTATTAAGTCTATCTAAGTGTCCTAGCTCATGTTCAAAAGTAAATCCGCTATTACCTATTGGACCGCCTAACCAAAATGTGTCAGTTCCCCAGTTCTCTGAAATCCAAGTCATTGCATCTAATGCTACTTGTTCCCAGTTACCAATAGTTCCTCTTGCGTTTGTTGTTTCAAACACTAATCCATTACGTTGTTGTAACTCTTGCATTCCTGTAAAGAATTCGTATAACTCTTGCTTAGTTTCAAATTTAGTTCCGTATGGAATCGTTACAGTTGCAGTATTATATTGTTTAAACAATATAAACGTATCAGTATCTGTTGTTACTTTAGATTGATAAGTTCCGCTAGTGCTTCCTGTTTTTCCTTCTTTAATTGGTGTTACTACATTAAAGTATCTGTATTCTGGATCAAATCCATAAACTCTAAATCCAGAATCTTCTCGTTCAAGTCTAACGGCACTATAACGCAAACTATTAACTGCAATCCCATTATCTAATGATAAGTTAAAATCTTCTTCTGGTACATATGTTCCATCAGCAATTTTAGTTTGAGGCATTTTAAACCTAGCTTCTTGATTACTAAATCCTCCCATACCAAACATTAACACAACACCTAAATTTTCTAATTCAGTAATTACTTGTGATCCTGGAAAATTTAATTCTGTACTGTTTTCATAAAGCATTGCTCCAATGCCAATAGTTGGTCGCAATTGGATCCAAGGAACATCTGGATAGATACTATATGTTCCTAGAGCTTCAGTTGAATTGTTTTTATTAACATTAATATAAGGATTAATGCCTTTTTCAATAAACTCATTTACAGTATCTGGATTTCCAATTCTATCAAAGATTTGATGGAATGCTCCTGCAGAACTTCTTGCCCATAAATCTTCCCATACTCCGTAGCTACCAATTTCCCAAGGTGCACCTGCGGCGTCAGTTGTTGGTGTTAATCCAATCCATTCCTGTGGATGCATTAATAGGCTATCTGATGTTACAGGAAACCCATCTGCATAAATTCGTTTAACTCTGTAATTATATTTTACTGGTGTTCCTGGTTCGCTTATTAATCCAGATGTTAATGCATTTTCTAATGCATTACGCTTTGTGGTATTGCCCCATGAATAATAGGTATCCCACCAATCTGGTTTATTAATAAAACCTAATACTTCCCAAGGCCTACTATCTATTTGATAAGTTCCAAATAATTGAATGTACATTCCTCTCCAGCTCTTTCCGCTGTAGTTCCATGTCCAAGGATCAGTTGCATCAAAATCTTGTGAACGATCTCTAAAATCAATATTGTTAGAAGCAAACCATCTAACTTCTGCTAATGAACGTAACGGACTTGCTTCTGGATTTAAGTACAAACTAAACGCATCTTTATTGCTTTGTGGTAATTCTGCACAACTAGCATAAATTCTTTTTTCTAATTCTAAGATTAAGTAATCTCTAGGATCAGGATTTGAATAAATGTTATCTTGGTGTGCCATTACTTTACTTCCATCGTGCCTTTGAATTAAGAAACGATCATACATTCCCCAACGCTCTCTAATAAGCCCTGGTTTAGTAAGTGGACTTAATCCAAGTTTTGTCGGACTTGCTGGCATTCCACTTAATAACGGAGTTGATATTCCTCTATAATAAATGGTAACAATTTTCCCAGTTGCAATAGCCTCATCAAATATAACGCTATTAGTATCAACATTAATAGTATAATTGTCAATTTGTATAATATTATCTACATAAACATACACATGATCTGGATCATATTCTCCTAAATCTATAGCAGTAGCACTACCAATGTTAATTGGGAAAGTAGCTACTGCTTCGTCAGTTGAGTAAGTTACTGTTAGCATATTAGTTGTAGAAAATACCATTCCACTTTCTGCATCAGTTGTGTTTATATTAACTTCGTCGTTTAATTTATCTAATATTTTATTTAAAATATCTCTTGAATTAGTAGTTGTAACCTCGTATGTATTATTGTACTCTTCAATTAGTTTTATAAAACGTCTATGCCATCTCCAAGAGCTCATACTTCTATTAATAACTGCTTCATTTAAATTTGGAGCAAGTCGTTGTGTTGCCCACATACTTCTTATTGCAGAAATATCAACAGTGTATGATCCATCTAACGCTGGAAGTTTAAATCCTTCATTCCAATTAGCATTATCTCTTACGTTGGCTTTTATATTTTTTTCCATTGACTTAGATAATATAGTTGGAGTAAATCCTTCAACAAATGCAATGTTTTGTTCTGGATTATAAGCAAGTCCGGGAATTGCTGTACAATGTTCTAATTCAGCATTAGCATTGTTTAGAAATTCTCCTTGGTGTATTATTTCTAATGCGTCATTAGATATTACGTTTACATGAACTTTTACTGATGTGACTAAATTATTAATATCCCTAATAGGTTCAGGCGTCCATTTACTTGCAAATCCATTAACTGCTATAATTGGTGCCCTTGGATCGTTTGTTACATTAATTACCATCATTGTTAGAGTTGAGGAATAATATGGGCCAAATGTTGCAGTATAAAAACCAGGTGTCATATTGGTTGGCAAATCTAATTTTATGATGCCTGCTGAATTTGCAGTTTTATTAATAACTAGTGTGCCAGTATCATCATATATTAATACATCAGTTAATCCAGTAGTTTTTAATGTTAATGTTTCATTAGTTGCACCAACAATTATATTGTGTACTGATCCTTGTAATGTATCAGTATGTTGTACTTTAATATCATCTCCATCAGGTACAACAATCCATTCGTACGTTGGCCATGCTGAACCAGATAATGTTATTACTGAACTATCTCCGTTTATACGACTACTTGCCCAACTTTTTAATCTATACCAAGCTCGCATTACTCCGGTGCTTAATCCATCATTTATAGATTGAGGCAAAGTTGTTATTGGAGAATAATATCTTCTAAAGTTAATTGGTCCAGGAACCTCTGCATCTATTTCATTAATTATATCAGTGAATTTTACACTATCTTGTAACGTGTAGTCAAACATAATATCTACAGGTTTATTTGGTGCAGTCGAGTTTGCTATTGTTGCAAAATTTGAACTATCAAATTTAAGTTTAAATCCTGATTCTTTATCTGTTTCACCTTTGCCATCTTTAAATTTAATTATAGTAGAATGTTGTACTGATGGAATAATACCAAATAATGTTTCCCATTGGTCTAACGGATTTTGATTCCTATCGTATATTCTCCATAATGGAATGTGTGTTTTAGATAATCTTGTTTGTGCTGGCATTACAGTAGCACCATGCACTGCATATTCAAAATATGCATTTGTTCCTTCTGATATATAAAATGATTGTTTATCTTTTAAAGTATTAAATTGATATCCAGTACATAAGTTAGTAACATTATCAAATCTAAAGTTTATAATTTTATTCTTGTATGCATCATCTTTTAACCATAGAACATTTATTGCAAATATTTTCTGTCCTTGGCTTAGTCTTGTTGCTTTTAAAGCAAGACTGGATATAGCAGTACGAGCTTTTTGATTAATAACAAATGTTTGTGTAATAAGAGTGTTAATTGCATTAATGTCTTCATCTCGTAATGCTTCGTATACTGCCTGATTGTTAGCAGGCGAAATAGTTCCAAGTAATACATCAACTAATACTTTTAGTATTGGCTGGCCAATTAATCCGTCAACAGTTGCGTCTGAATTATTATCAACTACTGCCCCCATTGTATGTTTCCATGAAGTTCCATGATTAAACATTTCTAAGGAGTTTTCAAATTCAACAATTGGTCTTAGTGCAATATCTCTTGCATCTACTACATCTCGTTGGTTGATATTTAAGAAGTTACAAATTTCATTAAGAGTATCTAAATGCATCCAGGAGTTTACCCTAGAAAATGCATTTCTACTTTCTGATGCTAGTTGTTGTACAACATAATGCTTTTCATTAATACCTTTGATATCTCCTTCCCATGCTATCTTATCCCATGTTATACCGGTCTGATCCCAAAGCGAGGCTAATTGATTGCTATAAACTGTTTGACTGTCTTGATGCGATCCTCCTAGTAATCTAATTCCTGACGGACTTCCGACTCCGTCTACTAGGAAAGTTCTTTCAAGATTAACTTGCCCTTGACGTGCATGTGTTGTTGCATTAACATAGAAATCTGGAATTGTAATACTAATAACATCTCCTGCGTTTGGAATATATCCATCTTTCCATTTAATACTTTCTGGTAGAAAGGTATAATCTGTATTAAATACTTTAAGTGTTCCATTTACATACACTCTAATTAATTGTTTATTATATCCATAATCTCCATCAACTTCAGCAGTTATATCTAATTGGTCAGTACCATCTGCAATATGAGTTTCTGATATGTCACCATTAACATCTTCTCGTCCAGTTACTTCCTTTTTAAACGATATTTTCATTCCATTCATTAAAGGCAGTGTTCTATTATTTGCTTGTAATGGAGTAGTATATGATTGCTTTCCAATTATATCATTATAAACATTAATAGGCGATGTAGTATCTGTTATTACTGATCCTGTTAAGTATACAACCGGAGTTATGTTAATCCATACATAGTTACTCCAGTTTATAAATTTATCTGGATTAATAGGAAAGTCGTTTACACTAACAGGAACAGCTGGTTCGTTATCATGTTTATTACTAAATCCTTGTGATAATGCAACATTATCAGATGTTAATGTATATGTATTATTGTCATCACGTCTAGTAATAATTCCTTCTTCTAATTGCCTTTTCTTATTATCTGCTGTTGGCAAGAAGTTTGGAACAGGTCGTATTAATGAAGTATCTTTTGATGCAGTTGATGCTCCACTCGGCCTACCAACATTGTAGTTAACGTTTTCGATAACGTTAGGCTGAAACATATCCTCAACAACTGCGGTAAAAACTTTTTTATTAATATCTGTTTTAAAGATTCCAGGCAATAAGTTTATTGCAAGAGGATCTACTTTACCAACATTTCTTTCGTTTGTATATGTATTATTTTCTGCAAGTTTGCCTTTGAACTTTTTTGGAGTTTTTGCCATTTAAATTAGATCCTCTTTGGTAACGGAACTTGATCCGTTGTAATAATTTCAATATCACTTGCAGTCGCACTACTAATAAATAATTCATCATCTTCACATTTAATCTGGAAGACGTCACTTATAGTTGTACCTGCTTGAACTGGTACCAATGCAACACTAGCAACTATACCTGAAAGTTGTTGATGTATCCACGATGCCATATCTGTAAAGTAAAAAGTTTCACCAAATTCCCAGTTGCTTACTGCAAAGTATTCATTGATTGATGCAATCACTCTACTTCTAACCTCTGCATTACTAACCTTTGTACCATCATTTTTTGTTACTCTAATTGTTACTTGGTCTTTAATGTTAGCATGATCTCCAAATATTACTTTATATTTAATTGGATGAAACACTATTGTATCACTTACACTTTTATAAGGTGAAATAGCTGACATAATTTCTTGTAACTCTACTGATGTTACTGCAATTGGTTTTGCGTTAGGATTTCCATTTGTTGACAACCAAACTCTAAAATTAGAATCGTATTCATTTGTTAATACAAACATATCAATGATGTTAGTAGTTGTAGCATCTACCCTGTTATCTCTCAACGGTACATGATTATACTGTATTGTTAATTCTTTACGACCAACTACAGTTTTCCCTACTGATGTAATGTCAGTATCTTTACGAGGAACTACTGTAAATTGCCCTATAGCATCATCAAATTCTTTTTCTAACAATATAATCTCTTGTGTAATATTATTAATATTAAAAAGCAATTTAAAAATTGCTGGATTTGTTGGAATTAACTCATCACTAAGTCCTGGCATGGTTACTATAACTCTCTTAGGATCATATCTACCGTCATCTAGTATAAAATATTCTGATACTTCGAGTTCTTGTTTTTTTGTAACTCCGGGATTAAACGCATCACTATTTGAAAGAATCTGTACAGTGTCTTTAATAATACGCCTAGTAGTTGTATCTAATGTCTGTCCAAATCTTTGATTATGGAACACCATTTGACTTTCACTTCCAAGTACTACGATATCTCGTCTTGTTGTCATTGTATATGTGTTA